GATCCAGAGGTCGTTGAATGGTTCAACGATATTAAGTCCAAATATCGGGATGAATTGTCATCTGACTCGGATAATTTGCCGACTACCGGGGAAGTAGTTGCCAGCCGCAAAACCGCAGTGAAATTCGCTTTAATGGCACAGTCAAAAGTGGGCATGTTATCTCCCAGTACAGCCAACCGGGAGGTGTATGAACGCGTTTTGTTACAATTGTTTAATGAACACAATGTTCGTTATAACATTCGGGTTTCACTCATGGGAGAGGCACTTGTGTCATGCTTCATCCAGCCTAAAGAGTATGTTAGAGCACGAGAAGTGGTGGAGGCCTTGGGCTCTGGAGAGCCCTTGCCTGTCCACTAGGGGTGCCGGGCCGATCTTGGCGGGGTTGACACGCTCCAGTCTGTGTCAATTCCAAGGGGTGCCAAGATAACGGTTACCGGAAATCCCCAAAGCCATACCAAACAACGAAAGGGCGCCGTGTTTGGGCCCCTTCTTAGCTCTAAACGGTACTTAATCCACAATGCCTCGTTCGTTAACACACTTCGAGGAATTGTTGAGAGGGTATTTGTTGTGGTTAAGAATGGGGTATATGTAGCGCTTGAGAATCCACCACATGTTAGATTTGCTAAAAGGCTCCTCCCTGAGTTTCGCCGGCTGACCCGTGGGCCCAAGCTGAGACCCCTTACCATCGACGACACAGTCAGTCTATGGAAGGGTTCGAAGCGGAAGGTCTACCAGCGCGCTCGCGATTCCTTGCGGCATAAGCAATTGGCCCGGGAGGACAGCTTTTTGAGAACTTTCGTTAAGTGCGAGAAGATTGATGCTTCTAAGAATGATCCAGCACCACGAGTTATACAACCTCGATCTCCGAGGTATAACTTGTGTCTCGCACGGTTCCTTAAGCCGCACGAACATGAGTTCTATCGGCGTATTGATCAAATGTTCGACACAGATGGTCTTGGAGACAGGACAGTGTTTAAAGGGTTGAACGCAGCCCAGACCGCTTATCATCTAAATCTGAAAGCCAGTAGATACAGTAATCCTGTTTTTATTGGGTTGGATGCTAGTCGGTTTGATC